CACTTTCTACAATTAGCACAGGCAAAAACATTTTTGCTCGAGCTGAGATTAAAGAAACATTCCCTAAAGAATTTGCAGTCTATGATTTGAATAGCCTGCTTTCCCTTCTTACTGTAATGGAAGATACCGATGTTGACTTTGGAGATGAGAGTCTTAAAGTTACAAAAGGATCTTCTGTATTTGAATACTTTTATGCAGACCCTAACATTATTGTTAGTGCTCCTGACAAGAGTATTGAAGTTGATAACTTCTTCCAATTCGATTTAACTAAAGAGGACATTGACATGATCCTTAAGGCAGCAGCTATTACAGCAGCTCCTATGTTAAGCGTAGTTGGTGATGGTTCTCAGGTAGTTATTACAGTAGGAGACCCTGCTACACCTAAGTCTAATTCTTTTAGACAGGTTATAGGACAAACAGATAAAAAATTCGATGCTAGGCTAGCAGTGGAAAACTTTAAGATTATCCCTGGTGCTTATAGTGTTATTTTATCTGAGAAAAAGTTCATGTTCCTAGATTCTAGTAAGGGAGATACTAAATACTGGTTGGCGCTTGAGCGTTCATCAGAAATAGGAGAGTAACATGGGAGAAGATAAATTAGAAGTAACTATCCGTGAAGCACAGAATGGCTGGGTAGTTGAATTTAACAAGGAAGGCGAAACAGTAGAATATATTTTTACTAGGCCTAATCCTGCGATTAACATCGTTAGAAAAGTAATGAAGGGCGAAGTTAATCCTTTTGAAGGAGAAGATAATGAGTAATTTACCTGGAAGGGTGCCTGATTTTAAACTATCAAGGCAAGTTACAAAATCTGATGGCGAGACAGTATGGGTTGACCTAACTAGGGAAACTCTTTTTGATAGTAAGAGAGTGGTAATCTTTGGATTGCCTGGTGCTTTTACTCCTACATGTTCTAGTCAACAGTTACCTGGTTATGAAGAACTGTATCACAGTTTTAGAGAGGCAGGTATTGATGACATTTACTGCTTTACAGTTAATGATGGGTTCGTATGTAGAGCCTGGCAAGAACAACAAGGCATTGTTAATGTTAAGATTATTCCAGATGGTAGCGCTGAGTTTGCTATTAAAATGGGTATGGATGTTAGGAAGGATAATTTATCCTTTGGAGTTAGATCTTGGAGATACGCAGCTATAGTTGAGTGTGGAGATGTAATTCAACAATTTGTTGAACCTGGCTTTACAGACAATGCAGAAGGTGATCCTTATGAATTGAGTGCACCTGAAAATGTATTGGAACAAATCCAGGCATATGGATGGTCCTCAGTTAACGAAGAGGAAGGTAAGCATATAGATCTCGAGTTTTCAGATACGACAGATGTTAAGGAGAAATTCTCGTAGACCTTTTTACCCTCGGAAAAAGTGGCCGATATTTTGGAGCAAAAAAAGTTCGCCACAAATTATATTATGATTAGGAGTGATTATGGAACCAGGACAATTTTTATGGGTAGAGAAATATAGACCTACTCGTATAGATGATTGCATTCTCCCTGAGGATGTGAAAAAACAATTTCAACAGTTTATTAAGAAGGGTGAAGTCCCTAACTTATTATTGAGTGGCACAGCAGGTACAGGTAAAACTACTATTGCTCGTGCTTTATGTAATGAGTTAGAATGTGATTACATTGTTATTAATGGTAGTGATGAAGGTAGGCAGATAGATACCCTAAGAACTAAGATTAGACAATTTGCCTCAGCTGTCTCATTCGAGGGTAAGACTAAGGTTGTTATTCTTGATGAGGCAGACTATATGAACAGAGATAGTGTTCAACCAGCCCTTAGAGGGTTCATAGAACAGTTTGCTGAGAACTGTAGGTTTATATTTACATGTAACTATGCTAACAGGCTTATAGAGCCCTTACACAGCAGGACTACTGTTATAGACTTTAAACTAGCACCCTCAGATCGCCCTGTATTAGCCTCTAAGTTTATGGGAAGAATGCAGTATATACTGACATCCGAGGGTGTTGTATACTCGGAAAAGGTGCTTGCTGAGCTCCTAATGAAGCACTTTCCTGACTATAGAAGGGTCATAAATGAGCTACAGCGGTACTCTGTAGGGGGTTCTATAGATGAGGGTATACTTAGTAACTTCCAGGAAGTTAACGCTAAGGCACTTGTAGAGAGCCTCAGAGAGAAGGATTGGCGTAAGATGAGACAATGGGTAGCCAACAATGTGGACACAGATCCTCAGGCTATATTTCGTCAGATATACGATATCCTATTAGAAGAAGTTAAGAGTCCTGCTCGCTTAGTACTAACAATAGCAGATTATCAGTACAAGGCAGCTTTTGTGGCAGATCAAGAAATTAATCTCACAGCAGCTTTAACTGAAATTATGGTAGATACGGAATTTAAGTAATGGCCAACAAATCGCAGGTAATCCAAATTAGGGTTTCTCAGGCACAAAAAGAAGAAATACAAAAAGAAGCTAAAAAGAGAGAAATCACAGTAACCGAACTTTTAATGTCAGGTTACGAAACATTAAAAGAGGGGAAATATATTGACTTTAAGTAAGATATGGAAATTATGGTGTATGTCGTTAGGTGAGAAAGCTAGCGACAATTCAAGTGAAGCAGATGCTGTTGCAGTTATGAGAACTATTGTAGTTCTTGTTAATTTCTTCACATGCTTCTTTATCATTTCTGGCGTATTGAGGCATTGGTAATGTATGGAAGAGGAAAAGATAATCCTAACTACAAAGATGGTAAGACTGTTGGTAGGAAGGACAGACCTGAAGAATTCTCAGAATATGAGAAAGAAAGACATGCTAAAAATTGGCATGAGAAAAGATGGTGGGATACACATAGGCTAAATTGTATATATTATCTAGGTAGATGGAGAATAGAAAAGAGACTATCTACTATGAGAAAGGCAAAGCAAGAATTTGATCTTTGGCAATCTAAATTACATGATCCTAGTAGACCGCCTATAACATCTGCACCAGGTAAACGAAGAGGTGGTGGTGTTAGAAAAAAGCAAGTTTTTAATGACTATGCAAGGACAAAATTTAAATAATGGGCGTATACGATATAGATTGGGATTTACTCTTAAGAAGAAGGTTTATGAATTGGGACGCAGAAGTTGCTCCTAACGATTCATACACTAAAAAATTAAAGAAGAAATCTAAAAAGAAAAAGAACACAAAAAAGAAAATAAAGGAATGACATTACCAGATATAATAGGATTGAGTGGAGTAGCATTATTAATAATAACATATGCACTTTTACAAATAGATAGAATTGATCCTAAAGGGTTCTGGTATAGTTTTAATAATTTAATTGTAGCAATTTTGGTTACAGTTAGTTTGATTTATACTCCTAATCTTGCTAGTATTGTAATAGAAGTATTTTGGTTTCTAATCAGTTTATATGGCGTCTATATGTTCTATGAAAGGAAAAGTAATGGATAATGATACAGACATAAAAATATTAACAATATATTTTATAATAATAATGTTAATAATCAGTTACAGTTTTGGTTAATATGAGTAGTTGGTGGTATAACTTTTTTACTTGGTTCTTTGTAGGTTCTATAACATACATATTAGTAACAAGGATTTGGATATGGTTGAAAAAGCAATTTTAGAAGGATTTGGCGATCCAATAGAAGAAATTAATGAAGAAGAGTTTCAAGAGAAACTTAAAAAGATCTCTCCTTTTGATTTCGCTAATAGTATTAACACGACAAAAGAAAACCTCATAGTAGATGAAAGGACAGAAAAAGAATATAATCCTTTTATTGTAAATCGTGCTATGGGATTTGGCAAAGACACAGTTATTGCTGCTAACGAAATGAATGCAAGGCCTCATATTGATAACAAAATGCAATATGACTTTCTAAAAGACATTATCAGGCCTGCTAAAAGATACAATAAATGGATTAAGAGTGAAGAAGAAAACATTGAAGCTATTCAACAGTTCTTCGGTTATTCTTTCATGAAAGCTAAAGAAGCACTTAATCTATTAAATGAAACACAAATTGATCTAATTAAGCTACATCTCAATTCGTCTAAAGGCGGTAAAGTATAAATACATCTATATAAACTAACTTATATAATAAAATTAGGAATTTAGATTGAGATGAGTGATCAAGAGAATTACTTTAACATAAACTATCCAGGGTATTCACCCTTAGAAGTTACCTTAAACGACCCAGAAGACTTTCTGAAGGTTAGGGAAACTTTATCTCGAATCGGAGTTGCTTCAAAGAAAGAACAAGTACTTTATCAGTCATGTCATATCCTCCATAAAAAAGGTAGATATTTTATTACGCACTTCAAAGAATTATTTGCTCTTGATGGAAAGGAAGCAGACTTTCAAGATAACGATTTACAAAGAAGAAATACTATTGCAAAGCTACTCCAGGATTGGGGACTTGTGAATATTATTTCTGAGGTAGAGGACTATGCTCCTTTAAGCCAAATAAAGATAATATCGTTCAAAGAGAAAGGTGAGTGGGATCTTATCCCCAAATACAACATTGGAAAGAAAGTTAAATAAAAACCAGATAGAAGCCCTCCAACTTATTAAAGACGAACAGGACAATGTAGGTCCTGGCTTCTGCGTGCTTAAATGGTATCATTTAGAAATGCACTTAGGTACAGGTGAAAGTCATTCCTGTTATCATTGTCCTACACAGAAAATTCCACTAGGAGCCGACTTACATAATACACCTCAAAAGATTGAAAAAAGAGCTGAGATGTTGCAAGGCAATAAACCTTCAGAGTGCTCTTATTGTTGGGAGGTAGAGGATCTTGGACTTATATCAGATAGGCAAACTCTTGCCGTTCAGTTTTTTAAACATAATAGAGATATAGTAAAAGAAGCAACTGATGCTGGAACAGGATATGTTTATCCTAAGTATTTAGAACTATCATTTACTAACAAATGCCAATTGGCATGTTCCTATTGTGGTCCTGTATTCAGTACAACATGGGAAAGAGAAATAGAGGAAAAAGGGCCTTACAATTTATCAATACCTTATAATAAAATAGAATCACCTCAGATAGAAAACTCTCCCTATGTATCTAAGTTTTGGAAATGGTTTCCACAGGCATATAAGCATTTATTTGTGCTTAGAGTTACAGGTGGTGAGCCTTTATTAGATAAGAACACATATAAGTTACTCCAATATGTAAAAGATAACCCAAGAAAAGGATTAACATTCCATTGCAATTCTAATCTTATGGTTTCAGAAAATAGAGTAAAAAAGTATATAGGTTTGGTTAAAGATATTCCTAATACAAAACTTTATGCTAGTATTGATTCATGGGGTAAACAGGCAGAGTATATTAGACATGGATTAGATACCTCACATTTTGAGGAAAATTTACACAGATTACTAGGTAACGGAATATCAGTAGGAATAATGAATACATTTAATTTTTTATCTATTCATAATATAGAAGAGTTCATATTTAAAATGGCAGAACTTAAAAATACATATGGAGATTTAATTACAATAGACATGCCTTATATGACAAATCCAGAACACCTTTCAGCACAAATTTTAGATGATACTCATATAAGTATTATGGAGAACAGTTTAAAGACAATGGAAATGTATGATGTCTTTAGTACAGCAGAAATAGAAAAATATAGAAAGACAGTAGGCTGGATAAAGGCAAATAGATTTCAAGACTTAGAACTTCTAAAACATAGAAGAGATTTTTGGCACTTTGTATATGAACATGATAAAAGAAGAGGCACAGATTTTAAAGATGCCTTTCCAAATATAGGATTTAATAATGGACCCATTGAAAGCAGATTACTCGGATCATAAAGTTGGAGAATTCCGAGGGTTTATAATGAATAACCCTACGGTCTTTACAATAGACGATTTTCTCCCTAAACCTTTATTCGATTTAATACTTGAAGGTATTAGAGAAGGAGAGGATACATTTGATAGAGCTAGTGTAGTAGATGCAGAAACAGGAGAGTCCACTATACATAGGTTGAGAACAAATCAGTCAGCTCCCTTAGGTTATGCTAAATTACCAGCTGCTTGTGCCTTTAGAGATTTAGCAGCAGCAACTTTAAGATTACATTATACACAGGCAGAAGAACTATCAGTAATTAAATATGATTTGGGACAAGAATATGCTCCACATCATGATTGTTTTTCGCCAGAAAATTTAAAGATGAATCGTCCAGAGGCGGGTAATAGAATATTTACAGCTTTATTATATATGACTGATGTTACAGAAGGCGGACAAACAACATTTCCTCATTTAAATATAGAAATAACACCTAAGGCAAATAGATGTATTTTCTTTAGTACAACACACACCGGAACAGATAAGTCTTTAGATCAAGCATTACACGGTTCAAGACCAGTTATTAGAGGCGAGAAGATTGCTATTAACTTATGGTTTAGAGCTAATGTATATAACTATGGCGAATACCAAAAAACCCTAGATGAGCAAGAAAAACAATAAAACTCTTATAAATAATAGTGATACGCCGAAAGGGTATCATATATTAACCTTGCTAACTAATAGGAGGAAACTAAAATGGTAAGATTAAACACGACTAACTGGAACGATTTTGTTTCAGCATTCCCACAAATAGAAAGTAGACTAATTGGATTTGACAGAGTCTTTGACGCTGTTACCAGACTTCACACCGTTGAAGGAGGCCAATCTAACTCTTTCCCACCTTATAATATTAAAAAGCTAGACGCTGAGAATTATGAAATTCAAATTGCTCTTGCAGGATTCAGTAAAGATGAATTAGATATTGTTGTGGAAGACGGCAACCTTGTTGTCAAAGGTGAACAGAACCATACGCCTAAGGCGGAGTTCTTACATAAAGGAATTGCAGAACGCAATTTTACTAGAACATGGGCATTGGCTGATGAAGTTAAAGTCACAGGTTCTGAATTGAAGGATGGAGTTTTATCTATTTCACTGGTACATGAAATCCCAGAGGAAAAGAAACCTACATCTATTGAAATTAAATAATTAAAAGGAGAAGGCGCTATGGCCAACATACAAATCGTTAAACTTACAACAGGTGAAGACTTAATTGGAGATCTCGAAGAACTCGAAATGGAAAGTAGGCAGTTTTTACTTATAAACAAACCTGCTATTATTATGATCATGCCTCAACCTGGAAGTGAAACAGATTTTACTGTTGGGCTAGCGCCTTACGCTCCATTTGCAAAAGATCATAAAGTACCACTATTTCCAAATCATGTGGTATCTATTTACGACCCTGGTGAAGAAATGCTTAAAACTTATAATGATAAGTTTGGTGTTAAAGAGTCAGGAATTATTAAACCAGACTTTGTTAATAAAAAAGTTTTAAATGAAGCAAAGAACAACCCTAAAGGAAAATAATGTATCAATATAGAATAAACATACACAAAATTATAGATGGAGATACTGTAGATGTGGATATCGACTTGGGCTTCGGAGTATGGCTTAAAAAACAAAGGATCAGGTTATATGGTATCGACACACCGGAAAGTAGAACCCGTGACCTCGACGAAAAACGATATGGACTCATGGCGAAGAAGTTCCTCACAGAACAGATACAAGATGGAGCTATACTCAAAACGAGGCTCGATAAAAAAGGTAAGTATGGAAGGATACTTGGTGAATTTCTTAGTTTAGATGGTAATACAAATATCAATGAACTAATGATTCACAAACATCATGCCGTTTCCTATCACGGCGCAAGTAAAGCAGATATTGCTGAAGGACACTTGAAAAATAGGACCAGAGTTAAAGAAATCTAGTTGACATTAAGTACGAAAGAGTGCATAATGTCTATATTATGTTTAAGGTGTTGTTATGAATTTTTATACTTATGCGAGGCATTACGGAGATAAGATACTTGTCCGTGGTGTTAAGAATGGACAAAGGTACAAAGCGAGACATGACTTTAGACCTACTCTATTCGTTCCATCAGAAAAACAATCAGATTATAAAACTATTTACGGCGAACAAGTTTCGCCTATACAGTTTGAAACGAATAAGGAGGCAACTGCCTTCTTTGACAGATATAAGGATGTTTCTAACTTTCCTATATTTGGACAAAACTACTACGCCTATCAATACATAACCGAGAAATTTCCCGGTACTGTTGAATGGGATGCTAGTAAAATGGCAATCTACTCTATAGATATTGAAACAACATCTGAAGGTGGATTTCCTAATGTAGACTCTCCGAGCGAGAAGGTACTCGTTATTACTTTACAAAATAACAGCACCAAGAAAATAACAACCTTCGGACTCGGGGAGTTTACTCCTTCTAAAGAAACAGAACATTTAGATGTGGAGTGGATAGGCTGTAATGATGAATATACATTACTTAAAACATTCCTTGAATGGTGGGAAGAAAACTGTCCTGATGTTATTACAGGTTGGAACTCTAATCTGTTTGATATGCCATATCTTATTACAAGAACAGAAAGAATATTAGGTGAGGGTGAACATAAAAAATTCTCTCCTTTTGGATTAGTTAACAAACGACCTATTAGGTTTGCTAATCGTGAGATGACAGCATTTGAAATTACAGGTGTTGCACAATTAGATTATTTAGATCTATATAAGAAGTTTACTTATGTTACTCGAGAGTCTTACAAACTAGATTTTATTGCAGAAACAGAACTAGGTAAAAACAAACTAGAGTCTGGTTTTGACACATTTAAAGAATTCTATGACAACGACTGGAACAGGTTTGTTGAATACAATATTATTGATACAGTTATTGTTGACGAACTAGAAGACAAGATGCAACTTATACAGTTAGCTCTTACAATGGCATACGATGCTAAATGTAACTTTGGAGATGTGTTCTCCCCTGTTAGAATCTGGGACTCTTTAATTTACAATTATCTCTGGGAAAGGAAGATTGTTGTAGGACAAGGTGGTGGTAGAAAAGACAGACAAATTGAAGGTGCTTATGTACAAGAACCTGTCCCTGGTAGTTATGAATGGGTATCTAGTTTCGATGCTACAAGTCTATATCCTTCAATTATTATGCAGTACAATATGAGTCCTGAAACTATTGTTCCAGGCTTTAATTATGATGTGAAAGTAGACGATCAACTAGATAGATATAAACTAGATAAACTAGTTGAAAAGAACTATGCTATGGCTGGTAATGGCTCTTGTTATACCCGTGAAAAGAAAGGCTTTATGCCTGAACTAGTACAAACATTCTTTAATGATAGATTAAGATATAAGAAGTTGATGCAGGAGTCTCAGAAGAAGTTCCAGGAGACAGGTGCTAAAGTTTATCAGAATGAGATTGCTAAATACAACAATTTTCAGATGGCTCGTAAGATCCAATTAAACAGTTTATATGGTGCCATGGCAAACCAGTACTTTAGATTCTATGATGATAGGATTGCAGAAGGTATTACAATGTCAGGACAATTAGTTATTCGAGATACTGCTAAGGCTTTAGATAAGTATATGAATAAAGTATGTGGCACAGAAGATAAAGTGTATTCCTTTTATAGTGATACTGACTCTTGTTATGTTACATGCCAGAAAATGGTAGATGAATTTTTCCCTAACAAGGAAACAGATAAGGTTGTAGGTTTGTTAGATCAAATTGCTACAGACAAAATAGAACCTGCTATTGCTCAGGCAATGGCTAGTTTGGCTAAGTATACAAATGCTTATGAAAATAGAATAGATTTTAAGCGTGAGGTTATCGCAGACAAAGGTGTATTTGTTGCTAAGAAAAGATATGCCTTAAATGTTTTAGATGATGAAGGACTAAGACTAAAAGATCCTAAGTTGAAAGTTATGGGTTTAGAAATTGTAAGGTCCTCGACTCCAGCTCCTATTCGTGATAGTTTGAAAGAGGCAGTTCGTTTGGTATTGACTAGTGATGAAGAACACTTACAAACATATATTGCTGAGGCACAGAAACATTTTAAAACATTATCTGTAGAAGAAATTGCCTTCCCTCGAGGTTGTAACAATTTACAAAAATACACATCTACAGCAGACATTTATCAGAAAGGCACACCTATACATGTTCGTGGTTCTTTACTGTATAATAAGCTCTTAAAAGATCAAAGTTTGAACCTTAAGTATGAGAAAATACAAGAAGGCGACAAGATTAAGTTCCTTTATTTAAAGGAGCCTAATAGTTTACATGAAAATACTATTGCCTTTGTAACTAAACTTCCTAAGGAGTTTGGTGTGAACAAGTATGTAGATTATGATTTAATATTTCAGAAAGCATTTATTGATCCTTTAGAAAATATATTGAAACCTTTAGGATGGAATACAGAGCCACAAGCTACACTAGAGGATTTATTTGGATAATGGATATTATGGCAGGCTGGGCAATGTTTGGAGTATTAATAGTTTCTAATACCATGATGTATGTATTAATAGATGGTTTTTTTAAAGGAGATATTGACGGAGTAAAATATGAAAAATAAAGATGAGAGAGATAGCCACTTCATGTATAGTATATGGAAAAGTGGTTTCAGATGTGGTGGTTGTGTGATACCATTTGTTATTAACGAGCCATGGGCATGGCAAGTATTTTTAGCAGCTTTTTTTGTTGCAGAGATACTAGGAATTATTGAGGAGTTATAATGGGAACTCATGCTTGGAGAAAGAAAGGCGTAAAAGCTAGAAGGGAAGGTGCTTTAGAAAGACTTAAAGCATCTAAATTTACACCAAAAATTGTGCAAGGAAAGGAACGCAATGAAAAGAACTGGACAAAGAAGAAGGAAGAACAAATCGCGACACTTGAATCCAGAATTACAGGGGCATACAATTAAGTTTCAGAAAAAGAAACTTGAAGATCAAGAAAAAGAGATTGAAGAGCAATGGAAAAGAATACAAAAATTGCAATCATTGGATACGGATTCGTAGGTAAAGCTACAGAATATCTTCTAAAGGAAAAATTTGAAGAACCTTTAGATGTTTATATTCAAGATCCTGACTTAGGATATACAGTAGATAATTGGGCAGAAATAGATTACGCATTTATTTGTGTTCCAACTAACCTAAAGAACGGATCTTTAGACACTTCTATTATAGATAAGATACTATCAGAACTTTATATAGGAGTACAACCTATTATTAGGAGTACAATAGGTCCTGATCAAGCTGTTCAATATGCTAATAGAGGATTGATTATAATGCCAGAATTCTTGAGAGAGAAACATTGGAAGGAAGATGTTGATGATGAAAACATTGATCTTTTAATTGGTTGTTATAACTGTGATCCTTTTATAGATTTAATGTCCAGAGGAAATAAATTTGTAAAACAAGTTACACCTGTACAGGCAAGTGCAATAAAAATGCTTAGAAATGCTGCACTGGCAGTTAAAGTAGGATTAGCAAATGACTTCAAAGCAATCTGTGATGTTTATGATACTGACTATCAAGTAATACAGGATTTTTTAGAAGAGGATGCTAACTTAGGAGGAACACATTGGGCTGTTCCTGGTCCTGATGGACTACATGGTTTTGGTGGAACTTGTTTACCAAAAGATTTGACACATGCTTCTTCGCTGTGCTACAATACAAATAACATAATGAAAACAGCTTTGGAAGCTAATAAAAGTAGGAGAAATAATGAGTAATCTATTAGATAAATTACAAAAAAATTCCACGATTAAAGATACAAACATTCTAACTGATTCTAAGTTTTTTAATGATAAAGACTTAATACAGACATCTGTTCCAGCAGTTAATGTTGCTTTAAGTGGTAAATTGGATGGTGGACTTACACCTGGACTAACAGTATTTGCAGGTCCTAGTAAACACTTTAAAACAGCATTTGCTATGCTATTAATTAAGGCACACCAGGAGAAATATCCAGAAGGTGTTGTTTTATTTTATGATAGTGAGTTTGGTGCACCTAAGTCTTATTTTGAGACTTTTGATATTGATACTAGCAAAGTATTACATACACCTATTGCAGACATTGAACAATTAAAACATGATGTGATGCAACAATTAAATGGTGTTGAAAGACAAGATAATATTATGATTGTTGTTGACTCTGTAGGTAACTTAGCTTCTAAGAAAGAAGTAGAAGATGCCTTAGAAGGTAAGAGTGTAGCAGACATGACAAGGGCTAAACAAATGAAGTCCTTATTTAGAATGATTACACCTCATCTAACAATTAAAGATATTCCTGCTATTGTTGTTAACCATACATATAAAGAGATAGGATTGTTTCCTAAAGATGTTGTTAGTGGTGGTACAGGTATTTACTATTCTGCAGATAACATTTTTATTATTGGTAGGCGACAACAAAAGACAGGAACAGAAGTTACAGGTTATGAATTTGTAATTAATGTTGAGAAGTCTAGGTTTGTTAGAGAGAAGTCTAAGATTCCTGTAGAAGTTACATGGGAAAATGGTATTAGCAAATGGTCTGGTTTACTAGACATGGCTATGGCATCTGGACATGTAATTAAACCTAGTAATGGTTGGTATCAGAGAGTTGATATGGACACAGGAGAAGCAGTTGATCCTAAAGTAAGAGCTAAGGATTTAGGTAAAGACTTTTGGTTGCCCGTACTCTCAGATTCTAGATTTGGCGAATGGGTACAGAAAGCTTATACTGTTGGCTCTGTTGAAATGATGGCAGAGGAAATTAGTGAGGAAGACATTGACGCAGAATACGATAAAGTGTGATAGGTGTCAAAAACCTATAGAAGAAAAAGATAAGGCATATTGTTTCCATAGTGAAGATGCTGAGGTGTATATTTGTGCACCTTGTGTGGTAGAAGTTTATAAAGAATTTGTAGAGAACGAAAAGAATGCTTGATACTATTATCCTAGTTAACCTAATAAAAAATGAAAGATATCTGAGAAAGGTTCTACCCTTCCTAAAGGATGATTACTTTTCTGATAACGAACATAAGTTTGCATTTAATGAGATTAAAGGTTATGTAGAAAAATACAACAATGCTCCTACAATGGAAGCTATGTCTGTTGCTTTTGATAAAGGAACAGAAGAAGATATTAAGTTATTACAGACAATATTTGAATATAAACAAGAGCCTCAGGAACTGCAATGGCTCGTAGATGAAACAGAAAAGTTCTGTAAAGATAAGGCAGTATTTAATGCAGTATTAGAAGGTATACAAATTATTGATGGTAAGAAAAAGGATATGACTCCTGATGCTTTGCCTGATATGTTGACTAAAGCATTACAAGTAGGATTTGATACTAATGTAGGCCATGACTTTATAGAAGATGCCGATAAGCGTTTTGACTTTTATCATAGGTTAGAAGA